CAGGGAATCCACAACCTGCGGGAACCTTTGGGCACATGAGCTTTACCAAAAAAAAGAGGCGAACCAGGTGTCACCTGGAACGCCCCTATAGGGAAGTAGCAAGGCACTACAAACGCCAGCCACCACGAGCAAGACCACCATGAATATTCGCAGCTTTCGTGCGAGCAGAATCCCTGCGGAACTTGCGAGAAGATTTACCCTTATTCACACTACGACGACGAGAAGGAACCATTTCAATCTCCTTTTACAAAAACATCCTTGCCGCGTGCCAATTGTCGCGGTTCTGGCAAACTTACCATAGCCCCGACTTCATTGTCAAATGCGCCCAATTCAAACAGTACGTAATCATCAGGATGCTTATGCATCTCTGAATCTTTACGATTAACCTCATCAGAAAAAGCACGAATTGCGCCACCAACGGCGGGAGTAAAAAACGGCTGCATAAATACATTCACAGCCGAATCACGGATAGCAACAATCACCGTAATCATTTGGACACCTTTGCAATCAAAGCCTGAGTATTACGAAGCGTAACCTCATGGCACTTTACAATTTCAGGATTGCGTACATTCTTCGCGGCGCGCTTCGCAGACGCCTCCAACAAGGCCAAAGCCTCAAGCAACAAAGTAACTTCAACCAAATTAAAATCAATCTTTGCATCAGCCATGTAAATCTCCTTAAAAAAAAATTAAACATCGGATAAAGCAAATACAGAATAACACCCTTTTTCGAAAAAGGAAACAAAAAAAACAGCCCCGAAGGGCTGTCACCTAACACAATTACAACGAGAGTGATTGTGTTAGGGTTTAGGAACGTCCGCGATCACACGGACAGGTAAAGGCTCCAGGGGAGCTTCAGCGGGCTTTGCAAGCCCCATCTCGCGCAGCTCAGGCAGGTTCTTAGCATCAGAGCAGAACGCCACGAAATAGCCTGCATCATGATTGAAACGCGAACGCGTATCAGCAGGCAAAGACATGAAAACGTCATCCGCCTCGATAATAGCATTCATAGCGGAATGATAATCCACAACGCCCGTAAAATCGCCATTTGCAGGCAACCGATCAACTTGCGGCATCTCGCCCGTAAGCTTAAATCGCTTAACAAGCGTATTGATATCGCAATCATCCTTTTCGGATTGCACAGTAAGCGAATCATCCAAACACTTCAACCCGGTGTCTTGCGACACCTTATCCGCATCGTAAGAAAACGGAGCGCGTACAAACAAAGACATCACAGGCAACTTAAACGACGTGGGATGAGCAGACATATTATCTCCTTGATTGTTTATCGAGAAACATACGGTAAGACATACGCGCTTGCGCACGCTTCACAGGGTCTTTAATCTCCGAAATATCGCGCAAAACCTTTGCACGCGACCCTTCAAACGAACCTGCAACCACATTAGCAGGATTAGCAACAGACTTAGGACTAGGCTTATATTCAGTCCCTAACTTAACAGCAGTTTGAGCCGAATTGATAAAATCACCAACATACTTCTGCGGAGCAGAAACGATATCGGCAGCACGAACACCAAACTCGGAAGCAACTTCCTTGATACGATCAACAGCAGCAGCAGTAGAACCGGAAAGACTTTCCGCACCTTTCTGAAACATGGAAGTAAAATTATTCCTCCAATCACCGGCCTTAGACATACCTTCGAAAACGGCCTCAACAGCTCCCTTGACACCTTCCTTCACAAAATCAATGCCCTGATTAGCGGCACCGGCCACATTCTCAAGAGGCGCTTTAATATTACGATTTTGAGTAGAGGCTTTAATCTCCTCACGGCGCTTGGCGTCCTCAGAAAGAGAACGATAAGTATCCATACCAGACGTAAGACCAGCACCCATTGCCGAATGAATAATAGGCACATTTCCAGTCGGAGTAGTAGCACCAGACTTATTGACACTGAGTATAGGATTAAGACCAGCAGCAGTCAAATCCGCGACTTCGCGCTGATGAGCAGTATTTGACATACGCTCCTGCCAATCACGATTCTCTTTATTATTGGCAGTATTAGCGGCATTGGCATCTTCCTGCCCTTCTTTACCAATCAACGCGGAAGCAACCGAAGCCACAGCAGGCAAAACAAAATTCAAGAAACCCAACTGAGAACGACGCATGTATGCTCCTTAAAAATGGTCAATCAAACCGGGTACGGAATACATCGGCATCGCACGTGCAGTACGGCAACGGCAATAACAGTCAAAAATAAACTCGGGCTGAGAAGGCACAGCAATCACACGCGAAACCGGCGGCGTATCCTGAATAAACGTAGAATTCAGGGTAGGCAACGACGTAAACTTCTGCGACAAATGCCACGCATCCAAAGTCCCAGCCGCAGTGGAACGCATCAACCCCGTTATCATCGACGGCAAGTAACGGTACTCAGCCCAGCGTTCCTGATACCCAAAAACAGCAGAATCATTCGGATCGGAATCACCCTTGCAGTAAATCTCACGATTCAAAATCGTTTGCTCACCAAGATGAGCAAATACCGGCTCGTAATGATCGTAACGAGTCAAACGATTCCACATCTTCCGTACACCCTGCTGATAAGACAAATCAGCACGAATGGAGACCAATCCAAGAACAATACCATGCTCCAAAAAGGATTGCGAGAAACCATGACCTTTTGCAAGAATAGTGGCCATAGCACCCAATTGACCAAGAGGCGTGGTTGAACCAGTCACCGACGTGGCATTAGTCTGAGCCACAGGATTAATATTCAAAGGTGTAGTACCACCGCCAAGATACTCGGGGCGCTGCAAACGCGCATCAGGATTATGAACACCAAAACGAGCCACCAAAGCTTCGGTATAACGGGTACCACCGCGGGCATCACGCTCAAGCAATCTCTGAATCTGAAACGCTTGCCGGATCTGGTTGATAGTAGCAGCAGTAGCGGCCGACAAATCTGCATAAACATCGGGAACACCCGTTGCACCTGTAACAGTACCACGCACAGTCGGAATCACAGCACTTACACTGAAAGGATAAACCACGCCGGCGCTGGTGGTAGTCGCATCCTTTACGGTAGCACCAGCATTAGGAAAAGTCGTTCCTGTAGGATAACCAAGACCGGAAATAGGGGCACGTGTACCCAACGGCATCGATACAGCAGTCCCTTTTTGAGCAAAAGGCAATGCACTTGTAATATAATCGCGACGCTTACCACGACGCAGCAGAGAGTAATTAGTATAAACACTGGCAGCATCCCCCGTATCAACCGTAACAGCATTTTGCAAATTCTCATCACGAAACCACTCATTCCAAATCAGATTGTAAGCGCGCAACGGCAACGCTGAATGAGAGTAAGTAGCAGCAGCAGTCAATTGACCAAGAGTAGGCAAACCCATGTAATCTTGGAGTGAACCTATATCATAGCCACTCGCCTTTGAAACCATCTGAGGAATGGTATAAGAAACAGAATCCCCAGGATTATCCTGCTCACCCATCATTTTGACAAAATTATCCCAAACCAAACGATAAGGGACAAAAAAGAAAAACGAATCAAGATACATATTATCCATCAACGGATAAATCGGCGTAGCCATACGAGCAAACATCGTTGCAGAAAAATTGAAAGTATCACCAGGAAGAACCTCATCAACATACACCGGAACAAGCAGACCAGAATTCAACGTGGTCTTGTGCATAAACTCACGATCAAACGACGAACGCGGAATATCACTCCGCGGAATCATAGCAAACTGATGAACATTAACAGATTTATTACGAAACATAATCAATCACTCCTTTTAAGGGCACGAATAGCAGCACGTTTGACAACTTCCTCAACCTTAAGACGGCGAGGGTCTTGATACTTCAAATCATCAGGCATGGCATCAACTAAACGATTGAACTTAACATCGGCAACTTCTACACGCTTCGCTTTCAACTGTGCCGAATAAACAGGTGAAATACGATCCAACAAAATATCGTAATAACGCGGTAACGGTTGTTCCTTACCACGCACAACGACGCGATCATGGCGGAATAACTCATCGCCATACTTAGCAACAAAACCGGCACCAATACCAGGCTTTAAAGACCGTTGCATATACTCATGGGTTCTATAAGTGGTAAACCCAGTAGTAACATCAATAATCTCACGCATCGGCAAATCCTCATCAGCCTTTTTCAAGGCATATCGAGCAACATAGGAAGCCGATTCAAACGTAACATCACCAATAAAAACATCACCCAACTGCCAAACAGTATTCAAAAAATTAGACTTATACACTTTATGTCCGGCACCGGAGGTACGGTAATAAACAGCGTCTCCAGGATAAAACCCAAATATGAGGGAATGATAATGAGGGCGAGAATACTTAGAACCATACTCACCACACATTAAATACCTAATAAGCGGGCGAGAGTCCTTACGTAAACGCTCTCTAAGCCGCTTTAGAAACAAATCGAAATGAACCTTTTGCAACGACAAATTGGACGGCAAATGTTCTTCCGAATAGGTAAGAGTAAGAAAGCATGATCGCTCATGCAATTTCGCCTCATGCATACAACGCACCGCCCATTCTCGCGCATACTCCAATCTGCAACCAATACACTTATTACAGGGAATCCACAACCTGCGGGAACCTTTGGGCACATGAGCTTTACCAAAAAAAA